GGCTGTTCATTTGGTTACTTTCCATTGTTCAGCCCTTTTTTATTAGAAATTACTAATACTTACCAACTTCTCGAATAATTCGAATAGTTGAAATTATATTATTAATTAAGCAGCGGCAACTATATACAATTTTACACAATACGGATTTTACCGGGCCTTATGAAAACTATCAATAGGAAATTCACGTGTGATCAACAGAGTTACTATTATGGGTACAAAAAACCCCTAGATAAATATTATTTAGGGGTAAAAAACAAAAAAAAAAAATATATTCTATGAGTATATTAGGATAAAAAATTGTCTCTTAAATATAGTCGCATGCCTCTCTTACTGCATTTGTCCATTACTTTATGCTTATCGTTAATTAGTATTGAATTATGTACATTTACGACGTCTCTTTTGCTATAGAACGCGCCAAATTCAACATGTGGCACTCTCTTTAATAAAGGTGCGTATCTCTTATAGAAAGTGCCTCTACTTATCTTACATAGCTGGCAAATGGTTTTTATATTTATTAAGTCTGTCATTTTTATTTACATTATCACACACAAAGGTAATATTAATTTTTAAAAAAACAAATAATTAATAAAAATGAATAATATGGTAATTTTACAAAGAGTATTATTTAAGACATTTGGCGCTGCTTATGATAATTAAGTATAAAAAAAATTAAAAAAACATTTGGAAATAAAAAAATAATTGTTATCTTTGCATAACAAATAGAATACAAAAGGCTGGTCGCAGAAGCTGAAAAAATATCTTTTATCTTAAAACTTCTACCTGAGGGACTGCGACCCCAACGGTAGGGGTTTTTTTATTCTATATGGAAATATCCAATTTAAAACAAACAATTAGCAGTCGGGAGATTGCCAGTTTGACAGGGAAAAGACATTCTGATGTTATTAGAGACATAAGAAATTTATTGTCTAAACTAAATGGCAATCATAACGAACGCATGTCGGCGTTGGTTGAAAAAAGCAATGATGAAGGATATAATCGTTCTGAAAGAACACAATATAAATATTTGAGAAAGGATACTATTGATTATTTGTTTAATCATGCCTTTAAAGATAGTGGATATTGCTTTACTATTTCAGAATACATGGATTCGAAGGGAGAAAAAAGGCCAGAATATATTCTAACTAAAAAGGATTCTCTTCTTTTAATATCAGGGTACGATGTTGTATTAAGATCTAAGATAATTAACCGTTGGGAGGAACTGGAAGCAAAAGAGCAGAGCAAAATACCTCAAAGCTTTTCAGAGGCTTTAAAATTAGCTTATGAGCAGTCTTTGACAATAGAGGAACAGCAGAGACAAATTGAATATCAAAAGCCTTTAGTTACCTTTGCGGAAGCTTTGCAGATTTCAGAGCATAATATATTAATAGGAGAACTTGCGAAGATATTAAAGCAAAACGGTATATAAATAGGACAAAATAGGCTATTCGATTACTTAAGAGAAAAAGACTATCTAATGAAGTCAGGAGAGCAAAAGAACTTACCTACACAAAGAGCGTTAGAGCTTTGTTTGTTTGAGATAAAAACAACTACAATTAATAACCCCGATGGATCTGTCAGAGTTACTCACACGACAAAAGTAACGCCAAAGGGGCAACAATACTTTATTAACAAGTTATTAAAGTAATTCAAAGATGTCGAATAAAGGTTTTATAAAATTAAACAGGGGGATATTCGATAACTTCTTATGGAACGAAGCACGTGAATTTTCGAAGGCAGAAGCGTGGATTGATCTAATCCAATTAGCACGATTTGAAGCATCGACAGAAATTATAAACGGAAAAGTGATTGAGTTGCAAAGAGGCGAAATTCCAGCAAGCAGAAGATATTTAGAATTGAGATGGAACTGGGGTGGTACCAAAGTTTCAAACTTTCTAAAAATACTTGCACAAATGAAGATGATAAACCAGAGACAAACCGGAGGACAAACCATAATTTCTTTAGTAAAATACAGTATTTACAACGATACGCAAACCACAGACAAACCGCAAAGCGAACCACAAACAAACCAGACGCAAACCAGCGACAAACCAGAGGCAAACCAATATAAAGAATATAAAGAATATAAAGAAAGAGAAGAAAGTAATAATGCGCACGAGCTATCTTCTCTCTCCGTTTATGAAAGTTCGGAAAGTGTAAACCATTCAACACCTAAAATGGCTACCTATGCTCAACAGGATAGTAAACCTGCTTACACACCGCCAGAAGTGGTAAACCTCTCAAAGGAAAAACCTTTCGATGAGAACGACTGGACACGTTTACTGGATATATTCAACGATCATACAGGGAAGAAGTTAGGTACAGTAGCACCAATGACACGAGAGCGGTTTAGGGCTTTACATCGTGACGGATACACTAAGAGCCAGATAAGAAAAGCCATTATCGAAGCCTGTAAAGACCCATGGCACAAGGAAAGAGGATATAAGGTTCTTACCCTAGACTTCTTCACAAAGCCTGAGAATATAGAGCGATACCAGCCGTCTGAGAAGAAGCCTGTTAAGGCAAATTTTGATTGGTCGAGTATTCCGAGTTAAAACAAAAAAAACAAAAAAATATGGCATTTATAGACCTCTCAACTCTTGTAAACAAGATGATGCATTATCGTGAGAAAGGGGAATTAACCCCGATAAAGCTAGGTTTTAAATCTTTCAATAATTTCGAAAACGGTAAGTACTTAATGGGAAGCAGGCAATGCACCTTTCTGATAGGAGGAGAACCGCACCAGGGTAAGTCTGAATTTGTTAATGAGTTAATAATACAGCTACTGGAGCTACACAACTTTAAGATAGCATTATTCTCAACTGAATCAGGAGAAGTGGCAAAGATATTTTCACAATTTTGCGGATTGTACCAGGGTAAGCCGTTTTCAAAGTTAAACTACTTTGGGCAACCAAATAAGTGGGCTATGAGTGATGACGAATTTAACGAAGCTATTCACTTTCTGTCAGATAAGCTATACATATTCAAGCAAGACCGGAAAAACAGCAAATACCAACAATTAGATAATATATACAACGAACTTTCTAAAGCAGAGGTGGATTATGGAATAAAATTCGATTGCCTAGTATTAGACCCTTTATACGATATAGACGATTTCGAGCCAAAAGCAGAGTCCGTACTACGTGTATTGAATCGAATAAACATGGAGGCAGAAGAAAACAACAGACTTGACATTATTGTTAATCACGTATCTGAGACGGCTAAAGTAGTAGATAAGAAAGGAAATAGAAAGAAAATGAGAGCTTTAGCCGATGAATTCTATGGAGGGAAGAATAACAGCCGTAAAGCCATGGTACAGTTGCTAGTTAATAGACCTTCTCCCACAGTCGGCATGAATGGCGAATGGATAGTAGACCCCGAAGAAGACACCCCTATAATTCCAATTAATCAGACTGATATTGTAGTTTTAAAGGCAAAGCCCAACGGAATAGGCACTTTAGGCGATTTTCCATTGTATTATGATAAGCAATCCAGAAGATACTATGAGAAAGTATCAACAGACGGATATAATGAAGAGCATATGTTTGCTCAATTCACGAAGATGCAATCAAGACAGCCGTTTAAATCCAAACAATTTACAGAATACAGACCAACACCACAACAAGCCTTTAAAGTAGATGATGACTGGACAAGAGAATAACAACAAAGAATCCCTATTATATGAGTTCTTATTGGGCTATAATGATAGAGTAGAAACATTCGACCAACTGGACGAAAAGAAAGCATTAATAAACAGTATTAACACCTGCATGGCAACTACAGCAAAGTTAATGGAGGCTTATGATAAGAAAGCAATAAACAGAGGGAAAACAGAAAAGGAGCAGGGCCAAAACCTGTTAGGAATACAGGCTTTGCCAATATATCGTGAATTGAAGTCAAATTATAATTTTCTTCAAAGTATATTGTTGACAATAGACCAATTATACCATGGGAAAAATAGATTGCGGATGGAAAACATTAAGCTGAGAGCAAAGATAGCTGAATTAAGAAGTAATTTATAAAAAAACATTATGGAAGTTTTAGAAAGAATTAAATACGAAGTTGTAAAATTATTTTACAAGTCATTTGAATAATTTGTTGACAAAAGCACATTTTCTTATGATCACAACACGCCTATAATAATAAATGCTATTGCAATAAGATTTGCAAAAGTATATGGAAAGTGTGTTTTTTAGAATTGATATAAATAACAATAATTTTCAAAGGGCTATTGCTTTATTAAATTCTTTAATGTACATTTGTATCATAATAATAACAACAATTAAAAAAAATATTATGGAAAACGCAGAAGAACCAATTTATCCAGATCCAATGAGAGGAGCAGAGCCGTCTTATATAAATCAAACGCCAAATGATTTACCTACTGGGCTTTCAAAAAGAGAATATTTCGCGGCGCTATCAATGCATGCTATGCTGTATAGTTCTGCCGGGACTGTATATGTAAATAAAGGAGATACAGTTGAATCTACGATTGCAAAATACGCTATTGCCTATGCCGACGAACTTTTAAAACAACTCAAAAACAAAAAGTAATGAAAATGTTGGTAAATAAAACAAAATTCATAGGAGTGTCCAGACGTCAGCGTACAACGCCTATAAACAATGAAATAACGAACTTCCCAATAGATGAATACAACAAAGCTATTCAAGATATTAACGCAGGAAACTTTTCAGATTACTGCAGCACATACTTTGACAGAGCGCAATTGTCAAACATAGACTGGAGTGTACACTATGATGAAAAAGGAAGCGTAAATCTTCTATGGTGTGAAGAGTTTGTAAAAGGTCTAGAAAAAGAGCAAGCGATAAAAGTTATTGATTTTTTAAATGAAAAAAAATTACAACATGAATTTTAAACAAAAAAGACAAAAAAGCATATTAAGGAGGTTTTTTTATTCAATAAATTCTAAAGTTTTCACAAAAAAATATTATTATGAACTTAACAATAACTAACCAAACAGGCTACTGGCTAATTAATGGCAATAAATATTATGAATGTAGCTATGAAGAGCAACTTCATTTTAACATATTCTTAAAAACCGAAAAAAACAAATAAAATGTTAGAAAATCAATTGGCGCAAACCAAAACAAACGAAGTAGCGCTACAGGCAGAAGACTTGCGGTTAAAAATGCAAAACTTCACTCAAATATTGAATAAAGAACCTATGTCTGGTATTGACTTAACCCCAGATAAAAAGGCAAAGACGATTAATATTTCTCATATTGAAATGACACTAGATGAACTGTTCTTCGGCGCATGGTCTACGGAGAACTTTAAATGGACGGTTATTCAGAATGAGGTTGTAGGTAGTTTAGAATTAGTAGTTATGCATCCTGTTAATGGTATGATGATTAGAAGAACGGGAGCCGCTTCTATAATTATTCAGGTAGACAAAGTACCTGATGATATAAAGAACAATTCAAAAGCACGCAATATTCATGCGTTAAGCCCAGAAAACAAAAAGCCTAACGCTTTAGATCTGGGTTTCCCAAAGTTGAAAGCTGAATGTACTAAGAATGCAGCCCAATCATTGGGTAAAGTGTTCGGTAGAGACCTGAATAGAGGAGAAAAAGCAGATGTTTTCAATCCATTATTGAAAAAAGAATCTTTAAAAAATAAAAATACCATAACTAAACCTGAACTGCCATGAGTATATATAAGTCATACGATCCAGTACAATTAGAAGAGCTTCAAAGTAACTTCATAATTACGTCTTGGAGTTTTTCAAAATTGTCTCAGTTTTCAAGAAATGAAAAGGCTTTTGAAATGATATACATATACGGTTATCGTTCAAGAGATTCTGCTACAACTAATGCAGGTAAAGCTTATCACGAAGCACTAAAACATTATTTTTTAGCAAAGAAAGGTGATATAATTCTTTCGCTGCCAGAATTAGAACAAATAGCATTTGAATATATAAATGAGATTCCGGCAAATGATTGGAAAATTCAGAAAACAACGCCGTCCGTTGAAGAATGTATACTAAAGGCTAACAAAACCGTAACAGCTCTTTTGGGTAATTTCTATCAAGAAAAAAGATCTTATGAAAATGATGTAAAAAGCATTTTAGATGTAGAATTAAAGTTAAAAGACTATTTAACAATAAATGGGGTTGATATTCCGATTCCTTGCAATATGATAATCGACTTGGTAATAAAGACAAATGATAATAAGGTTGTAATAATTGATCATAAAAGCAAGAATGCATTTTCTACAGAAGAAGAGTTGTCACTAAGCATAGGCAAACAAGCGATTACTTATGTAAAGGGGTATGAATCGTATTCAGGACTAAACGTCAATGAAGTTTGGTTTGCTGAAAACAAGTATTCTAAAAATAGAAGTGGTGAATCTCAGATTAACATTTTCAAAGTTGTTTTAGATGATAATACTAAGAAGCTGTATGAAGCTTTACTGTATGAGCCTTTAAAGAGAATGATAGACGCAATATCAAATCCTGATTATGTATATCTGATAAACGACAATGACAACTTTGTAGATCGAGCAGAGATATATGAGTTCTGGGCAAAAACTATGATTGCTGAAGTTGAAGAGTTCAATGTAATTGAAGACAAAAAAGAAATGGTAGCCAAAAGGCTAAAGAAGATCCGAGACAGCTCATTAAACATTGTCAGTCCAAAAGTAATCAAGAATTTTAAAGAAAATGCATCACAATTTATTCAATACGATTTAGCAAATACCAATATGACACAGCAAGAAAAAATACAGCATATCCTTAGAACCTTTGGGATTATAGTAAATGTTGCCCACGAATTTAACGGGTATTCAAGTAACTCTTTTTTATTAGAAGTATCGGCAGGTACAAAAATATCTTCTATTCAAGGGCATAAACTTGACATAGCAAATGCGCTTAATGTCTCAAATGTTCGTATTTCAAGAGATTTAAGAGTTTATAACGGCAAATCATACCTAGAAGTTGAAACCGCTAAGAAACGAGATAAAGACTTGTTCTGGGATGCTTCCGAATTAGAAGGACAAAAAATACCTATCGGTAAAGACAATTTAGGACAAACGGTATTCTGGAATCTTGAAAATCATTCTACACCTCACGTGTTAATGTGTGGGGCTACAGGTTCAGGTAAATCAGTATCATTAATCAGTACTATCGAATATGCAAAAGAGATTAAAGAGATTGAAAAGATTGTTATTTTGGATCCAAAATATGAATTCATTTCCTATGAAAATGATAGCCGTGTAGAAGTTCACAATGAGATAATCGATATTGAAAATACGGTTATCGAATTAGTTGAAGAGATGAATTTTCTTGTAAAAAGCGGAAGCAAGAAAAAAATACTGATTGTCTTTGACGAGTTTGCCGATGCAGTAGCTGCAGCAAGAAAAGGAGCTGAATTAGATGTTTACGAAGATGTTGTAGTAGGTCATTATAAGCAATCTATTGAAGCTCAAATGTTAGGCGTTCCTCCTCAGCCTAAAATGAAGCGACAAAAAGTAAGTGAGATAAAGCCCCTCGAAGAAAATATAAGAATTTTACTACAAAAAGGTAGATCGGTAGGCATTAGAATTATTTCAGCGACTCAAAGAGCATCGACAAAGGTTATAACTGGAGATGCTAAGGTAAATTATCCAGTGCAGATATGTTATAGAGTCCCTAAAGAGATAGATAGTAGAGTAGTAATAGACGAACCAGGAGCAGAAACTTTAGCGGGAATGGGAGACGGGCTTATAAAGTCACCCGAATACATGGATATAGTACGATTTCAAGCATTTTATAAAAAAAATTAGAAAATTATGGCAAATAGTTATTATGGGTCTATAGACCTTGACGAGTTAAAAAAATTAATTAACAACGGAAGTATTAAGACTTACAAGTCTTTCAAGAGTGGCAAAGAATACGTAAACTGCACAATATATGTGAATGATAATGCTGACAAATTCGGAAATTTCGCTAACCTTAATATTGTATTTAACGACGGAAAAGAGGAAGAATATAACGGAAAAAAAATTAAATATAAGAGCATAGGGTCTTTCAAAAAATCAGATAATAAACCAGATTCTAATAAAAAAAACTGTATTTAACATGAAAATAGAAAAACTTACATCAGAGCAGGAAAGCCAGCTAGAAGTTTATAAAAATAAATGGCTGAATAAAGTCTTTGATTATCAACTAAATAAAAAATCTTCATTTGAATATACAATGAAGCAAATGAAAGACTTATATAAGCTATGTAAACTTGACGAACCAATTGTTTTACATCTTGAATCTCCTATGGGGTGTCAAATAGCCGCTAATATTATGGCTAATATTCATAAGATGTCTAAGGTGGGGTCTCAGGTGGTGTCTCAGGTGGGGTCTCAGGTGTGGTCTCAGGTGTGGTCTCAGGTGTGGTCTCAGGTGGCGGATCAGGTGGCGGATCAGGTGGGGTCTCAGGTGGGGTCTCAGGTGGCGGATCAGGTGGGGTCTAAGGTGGTGGATCAGGTGCGGTCTCAGGTGGCGGATCAGGTGGCGGATCAGGTGGCGGATCAGGTGGCGGATCA